AATGCGTTGTCAATGGTGTTCATGATTGAAGTATCGGCTGCGCCTGACAAGCGCGACCCGCCGATAGCATACGCCACGCCCATATTGGTCCGGGCTGGGGCTTCAGTCATGGCAGAATGTATGCGCCGAATGGTGGCATGATGACTACTGGGATAAGCCCGAAGCAGTAGAGCAAGCTCCATCTCATACAAGGCAGTGGAGTGAGTGCCATCAAAGCGCGAGAAGTCAGTTTCCGTGAGGGTGAGAGCAGCAGCAGCTATCTCGTGCACTCTCCTGGCCACATCATCTGGATGCATGCCGAAGGCGTACCATCGCTGCGTTTTCAACCGAGCAGCGAAAGGCTGCGTGAAGGTGGAATAGAGCAAGCAATGCTCTGCTGGCAGGGTGGAGATGTTTCGGGGATCCTTTGTAGATGGGTAGACTTCATTCTTCTGGAAAGATCGTATCTTGGCTCGGGCCTTAGCGAGCCATGCAGCTAGCATGGGCAACGCGGCGGCATTAGCAGCACGTTGGCTGGGCCTGGATTGGCTCGCGACAACGTCACTGATTTCGAGTGGAGATAACATCTGTGGCCGTGGAATAACCAACGCTGCGAACTCAGTAGCGTATCGTTGGTACTCAGGATCCAGAAGATCTTGGCTGTTGTGCACAGCCTCAATACGTTCGGCAACAGTCCATAACTCATTAGCAAGAGTCTTAGCTGGGACGAACGCCTCATCCAGTACAGGTGGGCACAAACGTTGGGCCACAATTTTCTCCTGCGGGAGCAAACTGGGGCGCGCAACGCGTCGGTAAGTGTACTGATTGTCGAGATGGGACCATGGTGTGTGCCGAGCGAAATTCCCAACGCTGGTTATAGGATAATTAGCGAAGATGATAGCTTGGGCTAAGCGAACATCATCTCCGAAATCCGGCGAACACAAAACAACCAAATCATGAATCTTCAACGGTGCGATACGCATCCGTGAGGATATGATTGTTTGTAGGTTGGGGCCTATGCGAACTGAAGTCACGGCCCCAGGGGCTGACAGTGACATGATCGGGGAGGCGCCATGGTGCACTAGAATCGCACTGGCCCGCGTTTCACCATCCATCGTCGTTACATAACGGACGGGTGTGACGCGGTTGAGCGTAGT